TTGTCGCATTAGCAGTAGAGCCAATGTCGACAAGCGCCTGGCGTTGCGCTTCTGTTGCCGTGGATGCACCGCGCAGCACGCCCTTGAGCGCGTCTATGTCACTCCCTAGCTGAGTGAATACCCTCCCTCCTATCTCGGCTTGCTTTCGCAGTCCTTCAAACGCCTTAATTTGGCCTTGAATTAACGCTTCACTTTGGCTTGCCGTTCTGCCATACTCAATAATGCTTCTACGCGCTTCTTCCAAGCCAGCATCAGTCTGGCCAACAGTCTTCGCAAGATCGCGAAATGCGCTGCTTAGCTTCCCGAGTTGTTCCCCACCCTTAATACCAAGTTCAATAGCAATAGGCTGAACAGTTTTAGGCGCCATCTTTCTTGTTCAGTTTTGCGAGCGCGGCTGCTTCCATCGTCTGGATGTCCTCTAGCAGCTCGCGTGGATTATCTACATCATACAGCGACATCAGGCCGCCCGCACCGAGCAGTACCTCATACTTCAGGCCGACGTAACCGCCCATCGTGACGTTCCATTGCGTTTGCATTCGCAGGAACATCATCAATGACTCCCAGTTTTCCTCCCACACTTCGTAATGCTGTTCAACCGGTGCAGCACGGCTGCGCTGCGGCTTCAGGCCGAATACCGCAGCGTCATCACCGCTCTTGTCCTCTACTGTCTTGCCGCCTTTGCACCAATACTCGACGGCACCTTTCAGTTTCCCAGACGAGCACCCTCGAAGGTCGCGGTATAAGCCCTCAGTACACCGCGAATCCAATGCGAATCGTCAGCAAGCTCCTTCATTGTTGCCAGCGAGAACGGTATAGGCTTGCCGTCCTCCTCGTGGATGCCCTCCCATCCAACCAGCACAGCCTTGAGCAGCTCCAGGTCGCCCTTATCAGCAAACTTCTGGAACTCAGATCGAGGCACACGCTTGAAAACAGCATCAAACGTAGACTCCTCAAACACACCGCCATCGACAGGTTCTTCGATGGTCACAGGCCACTTAAACGTCTTAACCTTCTTGCGAACAAAAGCCATGAGTGAAAATAGACTCCTGCAAACTATACAGCAATAAAAAAGGGACCGCAACGCGGCCCCTTCACACGATCGCCAGCTCTTGATCAAGTGTAGACCAAGCTGAACTCATCGTTGCCAGCGGTGGAGGGAACTGCGGTGTAGGGGATGTTCAGCATCGCAATACCGTCCTGATCACTGTAAGACACATCGCCGATGTCGATCCGAGTGGAGGCGAAATCAACAATGTTGCCAGCAGTGGTGCCGTGCTGGAACGTCAGGTTGCCCAGCGCTTGATCGGTGAGCGCAGCGGTGAAGTAATTCTTGGATGCCATTGTGACGGCTTCCATCACCACAGTGCCGTTCGCGGAACGATCGGTCAGGAGCACCTCTTTAGTGCAACCGATCAGCTCGCGGTACACCAAGGTGTTGCCCACGTCGAACGTGACCGACTGCAGGCAGCCGGCGTAGGACAGCAGCTCGAACGTATCGGTGTTGCCGTTCTTGAACACCAGCGGTGTGGCCTGGTTCGCGTAGGTGACGCTGGGCAGCGCCGAGTCATCAGGTGCGTTGTAGATGCCAGTGAACGTGAAATCGATCGTCGGAATTTCACCCACGCTCGCGTTGATCACGAAAGTGCCACGGCAACCGGTCACCTTATGGCGCACACCATCAATGTTGTAGTGAATGGTGACAGAGCCAAAACTGCCGGAGACGGGCGCGTAGGTGACGCTCACACCAGCAGAGACGGTTTGGCTCAGGCCGCAAGCCTGAAGAGCCTTGCCGTACTGAGGGGCAGTGCCAGCAGCGCCGGAACCAGCCAGTTCAACGCTGAAGGTACATTCAACGCGAGTGTTGGCGAGCAGCTGCTCAGATGCGCCAAGGTAGGGGCGAATCAGATCGCGGTTGACAACATCACTCTGCTGAGGAGTGATGTTCAAATCCCTCACCAGAACTGCGTCCGCTCCGTCGGGAGTCGGATCTGTTCCGTACACCGATTCCGTTTCGATCAGAATCAGTCGTTTCCGAAGAAGAAGTGCCATCAGTTTTTGGGGTGTCGGCGGGAAGTGTGCGCTTGATCAGAGTGCGTTTACCGGTTTCTGGATCGAGAAGATACGACCCACCTTGACCGCTGTACTCGTCATTCATGGTAGTCCTTGCCTCTGCTTAAATCCTACTCGGTGGTCAAGTCTGCAACTGCAGTTCTATACTTGATGTCGTATTCATTCGCGAATACGCCTGCAGGCTGATCTGCATCAAGAAACTCGAATGTTGTTAGCACCGGCTGCACATCAATCGCATAACCACCAAGCGTCAGGTCTGCCATCAGTTTTGAGTGCATTGACTGAATGATCGGATCAGCATCCGTGTCAGGCGTGCCGGAGCGCACCACAATGACGACTCTCACGCGCATTGTCCAATCGAGTTTCGGCAGTGACGTGAATTGCTGTGCCGTATCTGTAACCGGTTCGATGATGATCATCGGGCTTTCGGCCCTGGCCACAGCCGTCACCCTGGATCGATACACCCGACCACCAACGCCAGCAGTGTCGGCGAGGGTCGTCGCAATCTGGGCAAGGATCTGTTCGCGCTTGGTAGCCATGATCAGGCACGCACCTCGACAGCGATCACCCGGCCACGCTTCAGAACAATGTCTGTGGTGTTGCTGTGGTTGGCGATCAGCAGCGATATTTCATCGCCATCATCCAGCTCGACCATCCAAGAGGTCACCAGCTTGGCTTCCTGCGCACCGCTGCCGGTGAAGGCGCGGCATTCTGATTCATCGATCGCCACGCCATTCTTGGCCAGCTTGACGCCAAGGGTTGAGTTGTTCCCATCGGTGGCATCAATGCTGCCGTAGATCCTGAACAGCTTCGTGCTGCCGCTTGTATTGCGCAATCCGAAGGCGTCATCAATACCCAGCACCATGCCATAGGCCGTGTCAGTGTCCAGCGTGGCAGTCAGGCCGGTGGTGATATAAGCGCCCTTAGTAGTTACGTCGATCGTCCCATCGGTCATTTTCGAGCACTGACCACGGATCGCCACACCGTCGATGTAGTAGCTCAGGCCGGCCCATGCGATCGCGCCGTCTCCGATCTTGTAACGACGGGTATCAGTCTCCACTCCGATCTCACCCACCAACAGCACCGGATTTGCTGCGGTCCATTCGGCAGCAGTGCCATTCCGCAGCTTAAACCTGGTGTAAGTCGTCACGGCGCCCCTGCATCAAGAACATTACCCTCAATGTAAACGGTATCTGGTGATCCACCATCCATGATCACCGTGCTATCAGACGCGACACCATCACCATCAAGCAAAGCAGGTGCGCTAACAGCTTGGCTCGGTGTTGCGGTTCGCTGAAGCATTACCTCACAAAATGCACCATCATCAATCAATGCAACGTTTCTAACGGTGTACGCATGACCGTCAACGTTGACGCCAGCACCGTAAGCAAGATCGCCAAACTTTGACGCTTCGCACGTCAGCTTGTAGTCGGTCGTCAGCACAACACCATCAGCAATAACCTCCGATGGCATATCAAGGATGCCAAGCCCCGACACGCCGCCAGCTGTTACCGGCTTCGCAAACTCATCGTCGCTTAGAAATACAGTCAGGTCTTCAATGAACGCCATGGTCAGACCTTCACCCAGGCTTCGTTCACATCAGGCGTTGCCGGGTCATCGGGCAAGAACTTGCCCTCCTCATCCCGAGCGCGGACGTAGCCCTCTCCTAGCGGTGGGCTGGCTGTGGCCCATTGCCTGGTCGGGTTCCGTGGCCACACCGCATATTGCTCCCAGCCATCGGGTAATGGGCCGAGGTAGTTGACGTGCCAGCCGTCGATCACGGTGGGTGGTGTGATCACCTCGCCAGTCTCAGGATCCCATTCTCCACCTTTGGAGATGGTCGCCACGATGTCGAGAGCGTGATGGTGGCTGGCGGTGATGGGGCGCTGGTTGCCGTCCTCGTCGGTGGCGATCAGCCCAGCAGCATCAAGTGCGGCCATGCCTGTTGCTTCATCCGGGAAGCGAAACATCGTCGGGGTGGGGGGTGTGAGGATTTCGTCTTCCATGGTTAGAGTTGCCGACTAAGAGGGTTGGTATCCAACAGCATTAAGGCAGAAGTGGCACGGCTTAAGGACGAGGCCTTCTTCCGCTGCGCTCATCGCAAGATCAGGAGTCGCAAAAACAGGCTCTAAATGTTCTAATGCTGCGCCGCATTTAGCGGTGTGTTCTGTGTTGCGGACGTGGATGATCATTGGGTGATAGTTTCAAGAGTGTCGTTGGGCAGGCGTTGATCCCAGTAAACTAGGC